ATGACACACACCGTTCTCAAAATCCGCTCCATCATCGCATCCGAATGGATCGACAAGGCCTGGACGCTGCTGCAGGCGCATCGCCGGGAGCTTTCCACCAATCCGGACATCATGGAACTGAAGCCCAGGCGGGAGCGCTATGAGGCGCTGGAAGCCATGGGCGCCATGGTGTCGCTGGGGCTGTTCGATGGCGACAGCCTGATCGGGTACTCGGTCAATATAATCGACGCCAACATGCATTATGCCGACCTGATCGTCGGCCAGAACGACCTTCTGTTCGTTCATCCCAAATACCGCAAATCGCAGGACGGGCTGGCGCTGATCCACGCCACCGAGGAGGCTGTCGCGGCCCGCGGCGCCCGCATGATGGTGTGGCACGCCAAGGAGGGTACGGCGCTGCAGGGCATGATGCCGCGCCTGGGCTACCGCGTTCAGGACGTTATCTTTTCAAAGGTGTTGTAAATGGCATTTGTCGCAACCGCCGCGGCCCTGACCGCCGCCCAGGCCTATAACGCCAACCAGCAGGCGGGCCATATGAAGCGCGCTGCCGCCTCGGCCGAGCAGGCGGCAAAAGACTCCGCCGCCGAACAACAGCGCGCGGTCAACAAGGCCAATGCGAAAAAGCCCAATGTCGCCGACATCATGTTCGGCAACCGCCAGAGCGTGGCCGGGACGAACCTTACGGGTTCAGCGGGGGCGCCGGTCGGGGCTTCGAGCGTCGGCATGAACACCTTGTTGGGGCAATGAACATGGGCGAGACGTCGGAAAAGGCCGGCATGAGCGTCAAGGCGCGCATCGTGCGGCGTTTGAATCTGCTGAAGTCCGAGCGGGCAGGGTGGCTGCCCATGTACCAGGACCTGTCGGACTATATCCAGCCCTATGCGGGCCGGTTCTATGTCAGCGACCGCAATCGCGGCGAGCTGCATCAGTTCAACAATATCATCGACGATTGCGCCACCGAGGCGCTGGATATCCTGGCGGCGGGGCTGATGGGCGGGCTGACCAGTCCGGCGCGGCCGTGGTTTCGCCTGGGCGTCAGCGACCCCGATCTGCGCGACGACCACGATGTGAAGGTGTGGCTTGCGGAATGCCAGCGCGTGCTGCTGGACGTGTTCGCCAAGTCGAACACCTATCTGGCGCTTCATAATATCTATTATGAGCTGGGGCTGTTCGGGACGGCGTGTTCGGTGGTGATGGACGATTTCGACACCGTCATTCACCATTACACGTCGCCGGTGGGCGAGTTCTGCCTGGCGTCGGATTTCCGGGGGCGGGTCAATACGCTGTACCGGGAGTTCCAGAAGACGGTCGGCGAGGTGGTGCGCGAGTTCGGTTACGACAACTGTTCGCCGGCGACGCGGGCCTTGTACGACCGGCAGTCGCTGGATGCCTGGGTGACGGTTTGCCACGCGGTCGAGCCGCGCGAGGACCGCGACGTCAATCGCAAGGATGCGAAGCACAAGGCTTGGCGATCCTGCTATTTCGAGATGCGCGGCGACGACAAGACGCTGTTGCGCGACAGCGGATTCGAGAGCTTTCGCGTGCTGGCGCCGCGCTGGCACAAGACGGGCGGCGACATCTACGGCCGGTCGCCCGGCATGCGGGCTTTGGGCGCGGTCAAGCAGTTGCAGCACGAGCAGTTGCGCAAGGCGCAGGGCATCGACCAGCTGACGCGGCCGGCGCTGCAGGTGCCGATGGCGCTGAAGGGCGGAGACGTCGACATGCTGCCGGGCGGGGTGACCTATGTCGACGCCTCGGGATCGTCTTCGGTGCGCAACCTGATGGAGGTCGGGATCGACCTCAATCACCTGCTGGCGGATATTGAGGATACGCGCCGGCGCATACGGGCGGCGTTTTATTCCGACCTTTTCCTGATGATTTCGAATTCGGCCGATGTGCAGAAGACGGCGGCCGAGATCGCGGAGCGGCACGAAGAGAAGATGCTTGCCTTGGGGCCGGTGCTGGAGCGGATGGAGACGGAGCTGTTGCGGCCGCTGATCGACATCGCGTTCGAGCGTTGCGCGAAGGCGGGTATCCTGCCGGAGGCGCCGGAGGTGCTGCACGGCATGCCTTTGGAGGTCGAGTATATCTCGGTGCTGGCGCAGGCGCAGCGCATGATCGCGACAAACGGGATCGACCGCTGGGTCGGCAGTCTGGGCTCGGTGGCGCAGTTCAAGCCGGAGGTGCTGGACAAGTTCAATGCGGACCGTTGGGCGGACGAGTATGGCGACCTTTTGGGCGTGCCGCCGGACCTGATCAACGGCGACGACCAGGTGGCGCAGGTGCGGCAGCAGCGGGCCCAGGCTCAGGCGCAGGCGGCGCAGATGCAGCATGCGGGGGCGGTTGCCGATGCGGCGGCGAAGCTGGGGAAGGTGCCGACGACGGGGGGCAATCTGGCGTCGGATGTGATGGGGCAACTGACGGGGTATGGGCCCAATCCGTGAAGCAGTTCGCATTTATTTCAATTCTTAGTGGAGAGGCCTGATGGCACAGCTCGAATATCCTCTTTCGCCCGGTGGCCCACTGGTCACCGAAGTGTCGATGATCACCCCTTTGCCGGTGGCGGGTCTGGCGGCGCCGGTGGGCGTACAGATCGACAATTCAGCCGTCAATAGCCAGCCCTTGTATGTCGGCACGGCGCGGGCCGGGTCGGCGACCAGCGCTGCGGCCTGGCGCATCCAAAAGCTGGTTTACGACGGTAACGGCAATCTGTCGGCGGTCACGTGGGCCAATGTCGATGTCAACGGCCTGCCGTCGGCGGCGGAGGTCTGGGACAATCGCGCGTCGCTGACGTACGCGTAGGGAGAGGCGAATGGGTATGAAATATAACCCCCTGACCGGGGAAATGAATGTGTTGCCCGCTGCAGCCGATATTAAATTAGCTGGAGGGCAGCTTTTTCGGGATAAGCGCTCTCTTCTGTATCCAATGGGTTGCCACAATAACGTTCATAACGGCGTGACTGGCAGCACGTATGCTCAGAGTATTCGTCGCTTTCATCGCAACGGCCGAGTGGCTTTACGTGATTTGCGAGTTCGTTTGTGCAATTGGTATATTGCAACCTCGACCGGGTTGGTGACAACGACGAACTTGAGCCGCATCAAGGTAAATATTTCGATTGAGAGCCCGACAGGCAGTACGCCCCGTCCTTTTTATTACCTAGGTTCGCGGGATATCTACATCGATGTCGGCCAAACGGTCGAGGCAGTTGAACCGACCGGTCTTGTCGTTGCGGCGGGGCAGGGTGCATACATCCACATCTACGCAACCGCAGTCGACAGTGCCGGTGCCCAGCTCACCACCGGAAAAATTCCGTTCGGGCGCTTTACCCAGAATATCGGAGGAGAAGCGCTGGCCACGAACGCGTCAGCTAGCGATCACACAACAACCGTTGGCGGAGAGACGACGGCTATAGGCAGTCCTACAAACATCTTCGGGCCATTTGCCGTGTGCGGACGGCCGTTATATCCATCATTGTCCGATGTTTCAGTCTTTGCGCTCGGCGACTCGATTACCTTCGGCTTTGCCGAACACAATTCGATGACAGGTGATAGCGACCACAATGCAGGCTGGGTAGAGCGCTGGTTAGGTCAGTCGGCTTATAGATATGGCATGGTCAATAGCGGAGTGTCGTCAACGAAGGCAAATCAGTGGGTAACGCTGGCAAGCGGCGGCAATATGGCCGTAGTCCAGGCGATGGCTGACCTGTTTACCCACGCTCTCATATCTTTAGGGACCAACGATTTCGGCAACGATAGCGGCTCAACTGTATATGCTAACAACTGCACGATTGCCGCGTGGCTGTACAATAGTATGGGTATAAGATCTGTCTTGGTAACGCAGACGCCAGTTTCATCGTCAACAGACTCATGGGCTACGTTGACAAACCAGACGTTCTCTGGACCAAATAATAGTCGAAGAATAGATTATAACACATTGGTTCGATCTAATGGTCATTCCACAGGCGTTATTGGTTATGTCGAACTCGCTGACATCCTGGAGTCTTCACGCGATAGCGGGAAATGGATCGTGGATGGTACCGCGAACAAGTATTCTTCGGATGGCATTCACGGAGTTGGTGCCGCCTATGCTCTTGTAGCAAGCTCTTTAGGAGACCCAGCAGCTATATTTACCTGACGTAAGGACGAACTCTTCAACATATCGATTTCAGCTCGCCAAAGTATGAATTTGGCGAGCTAATACCACATGGATGCACTGTAGGTGGGAAGCGTTTGCGCGAGTGCAGGCTAATTAATTTTGAAGCGCTGCATCGTTAAGATTGATATCCCCAGGTGCGATCAACAGCGAAAGCAAACTTAGGATAAGAATTCCTCCAAATAGTAATACGATTAATGAAACCCAATGAATTCGTTTCCATTGAAATTGGAATTCAATGCCGCGCACAAACGCAGCCTTGATTAGATTCTTAAACACTCAACGCCCCAGAACTGCCCTCGCCTGGACCAATTTTGCATAAATTTTTGAATGAATCTATAAATTAGCTCTTGCGTCATTTCGCCACGATCAGTGGATGATAGCTGCTGTGGCGTTCCTACCACGTCGTACGGAAGCTATATGCTCGTCGAAAAGTGTGAAACACAGTGGTTCAAGGCTTTGCCGAAGGGGCAGCGTCCGTCGCTGATCGTTCCTATTCGTGCACGGTCGGTAAGCTTGATGGGTTGAAGTGATTTTGGCCGGGGGTAATCGCTGGCCGGATTAGTTCATGGGGGCGGCGGACGGGTAGGAAATGATTTCGCAAATCCTGGAGCAGGCCCCAGTCGGGCGCCTATTTGTAACGTGGTCTGTCTCTTGAATAGCTGCGACGTCCCACAGCTAATTACGACGATATGAGCGGGAAGAGCGCCGAGATGTCGGGCGGGCGGTGGAACCGCAAGGACGTGCCCGTGGTCTTACGACGAGCAGCGGTGTGCCGGACGCTCTGTGGGCAGGGGCGGAGGTTCCGGAGGTGTTGGGCCCCTTGCCGGAGGCTTGGGACTTGCAGCCGGCGCCGAAAGAGACGCTGGATTATGGCGACGACTGGATCGCGTCGCGGGGGTCGTTGTGCCTTTGGAGGTGAATATCCCTATCAATCCGCCAGATGAGGATGCCGGGGAGGTGAGGGATCCGGACGACAAAGTTTATCTATGACAGCCGGATCAGGCCGTGAGATCTGTCGAAGCCGCGTCGGAAAAACCGGGCGTTTGCTGCCACGATGGCCCCCTTTCGTCATCCGCCGCTTGAGGCGGCGGCTGCCACCTTCCGCGTAAACGGGGTAGGAGGGAGTTCAAATGTCAGCCGCAATGGCGTGATGTGCAAGCCGGCGGAGGCTAAAGTCGGCCCCAGCGGATTTCGCTGAGCAGGGACACGACCTGGCGGACGTCGAGCGGTTTGGTAAGGTGGGCGTCGAAGCCGGCGCCGCGCTTTTCGGCCTCGGCGGCGGTATCGCTGTAGCCGGATTGGGCGACGATTTTCAGATTGGGATTTCGGGACTGCGCCCGGAGCCGTTTGCAGACTTCGTAGCCGTCCATTACCGGAAGGATGATGTCGAGAAAGACGACGTCGGGATCGAGGCGTGCGGCGATGCTGAGCGCGTCCGGTCCGTTGTGGGCGATCTCGATCGTATTGCCGCCGCCTTCGAGGACCCACGACAGGGTCTCGGCAAACGGTTTGTTGTCATCCACGATCAGGACGCGCAAGGGCCGGACGACGGCACCGGCCAGATGACCGGCTTTTTCGTCTGTTACTGTAGTCACATTGCTCATAATCAAATCCGGCCGACGCATTGTTCAGCCACCCAGCCCGTTTTAAATCGCATAATTGCGCAAGACGGGCGATAGGCGCCCGGGCTTGAAAAATAAAAGACGTATAAGGCGATTAAGCGGAAGCGCCTGGAAACGCGCCGTCGAGCCAGAGCCGGCGTTCACGGGCAAGGTTGTCGCGGGCCTGGAATTCGAGGCCGGTGAGAGGGGCGGTGAGGAATATCCGGTCCCTGGCTAAGGTCGGTTCGAGGAATAGTTTGACGCGGCCCGCGGCGTAGGCTTCGGCGCCGTAGACCGGGGCGTATTCGGCATGGACGCCCTGTGCGTAGGCCAGGTAGTCGGGCCAGCCGGCGCCGAGGATCGACATGTCGAGATCGAGGACCAGGTTGGTGTCGGGGTCAGGCGTGGGATCGTGGTGGCGCGTGGCTTCGATATGGCTGCAGGCGCGGCGGAGGCGGGCGGCGTCGAGGTAAGGGGACAGGCGGATTTTGAGCCGGGCGGCGCTTTGGGCTTCGTTGTCGTGGCGGGCCGGGTCGTAGACCAGGTCGTGATAGAAGAGCGCCAGTTCGGCGATGGCCGGGTCGTTGAAGCCGGCGTGATGGGCGCCGAGGTTGTGGAGAACGGCATCGATGTGGGTGAGGGTGTGGTAGCGGCGGTGGGGTTCGGTGTAGGCGTGTTCGAGTTCCATCCAGGCGGTTTGGGCGATGGCGGGCGGGAGGTCGAGGGCTGAGGCGAGGTTTAGCCAGCGGGTTTTGGCTGAGGCGGGCGAGGGTAGGGGCATGGAGTGAGGGTAGTCTAAGCAACCCGATTGTCAAAAGTGACGTGCTCGTCGTCTCAGGGAAAGGAAAGAGCCCCGCCCACCGCCTGACGGCGGTCCCCCCTCCCCATAAATGGGGAGGGCCAAGAAGAGTTCGTTTTGCCGACTTAGCGTGCGGCAAGAAACCCCTCCACCGCTTCGCGATCCCCCTTCCTACGCTTCGCGCAGGGAGGAGAAGTATGCGCGTGGTTCGATCACGCCCACATAGCATCGCCTAGGGGCTCATCATGCGGCGCTGGGTCCACGGGAGGTTCTGACTGGGGGGTGTGCGGAACTGAGTTGCGGGCCCCTAGATTGGCCGCATGGATACGAAACATACTATCGACGTCCGCGCTCAGGAGCGTATCGCCAGGGACAAGGCCGAGCGGGAGCGGGCGGCTGTTCTGAATGAGCGCGAGGACTGGCGCTGGATGCTGGGCGATGCGCGCGGGCGCAGGATCGTCCGCCGGCTGCTCGACACGTGCGGCGTCTACCGCACCAGCTTCACCGGCAATTCCCACACCTTTTTCAACGAGGGCCAGCGCAACGTCGGCCTTGTCCTGATCGACAAGGTCCATCGCCACGCGCCCGAGCAATACACGGTCATGATGCAGGAGAGCCTAGAGAATGACTGATACCGAGACTGCCCCCGGCGCCCAGGACCACACCCATGGCGCGGGGACTGAAAGCGCCGCCGACATTCTGATCGGCGGCGAACACGGAACCGAGACCGGGACGCCTGACGGCGCTCCGGAAACCTATGCCGATTTCGCCCTGCCGGAAGGCATCGCGATCGATCCGGCCGTGGACAGCGACCTGAAGCATCTGGCGCGGGAACTGAACCTTCCGCAGGACCAGGCGCAGAAGATCGCCGACCTCGGCGTCCGGCAGGCGCAGCGGTGGGCCGAACATCAGCAGAAGGCCGTCAACGACGCGTCGGAGGCGTGGCTGAAGGCCACCAAATCCGATGCCGAGGTGGGCGGCGACAAGCTGAACGAGGCTCTGGCCGCGGGACGCCGGGCGTTGGACGCCTTCGGCACGCCGGTGCTCAAGACCCTGCTCAATGAAACGCGTCTGGGAAACCATCCCGAGCTGATCCGGTTCATCGCCCGGGTCGGCAAGGCGATTTCCGACGACACCTTCGTTTCGGGGGATCGGAGCGCGGGCACGCGCGGCGCGGATATGGCGTCGCGGCTTTATCCGGGGGCGGAGTGAACGAGGTGCGAACGCCGGTGCGCCGGCGTCTGGGACTTCTGTCGTCCCCCTTCCGTCTGGATCGGCTTGACGCCGACCCAGCCACCTTCCCCGTAAACGGGGAAGGAGAAAGACATTCAACGTTCTAGAGTTTTCCCTATCCATAAAGGAGCCACTACATGGCTACGCTTTCCACGGGTCAGCTGACCCTCGCCGACTGGGCCAAGCGCCAGGACCCGGGCGGCCGCATTCCGGCCGTCGCCGAGCTTCTGTCGCAGTCCAACGAAATCCTCGAAGACGCCGTGTTCAAGGAAGGCAACCTGCCGACCGGCCACCGCGTCATCATCCGCACCGGCCTGCCGGTCGTCTACTGGCGGTCGATCAACCAGGGTGTGCCGCCGTCCAAGTCCACCACGGCGCAGGTCGACGAGACCTGCGGCATGCTGGAGGCGCGCAGCCATATCGACGTGAAGCTGGCCGAGCTCAACGGCAATACCGCCGCCTTCCGCCTGTCGGAGGACACCGCCTTCCTCGAGGCGATGAACCAGACGCAGGCCTCGACCCTGTTCTACGGCAATCCGTCGAACGATCCGCACCAGTATCTGGGGCTGGCGCCGCGTTACGGGACGATTTCGGGCGCCGGAAATGCGCAGAACATCATCGACGCCGGCGGCACCTCGACCAACAACACCTCGATCTGGCTGGTGGTGTGGGGCGAGGAAACGGTCTTCTGTCCGTTCCCCAAGGGCTCGAAGGCCGGGCTGAACCACCAGGACCTGGGCGAGGGCGACGTGCAGGACGCCAGCGGCAACTATTTCCGCGCTCTGCGATCGCTGTACAACTGGGACAACGGCCTGGTCGTCAAGGACTGGCGCTATGTCGTGCGCGTCTGCAACATCAATACGGCCAATCTTGTCGCCGACGCCGGCGCCCAGGCCGACCTGATCAAGCTGATGACCAAGGCGGTGGCGCGCATCCCGAACCTCCGCATGGGCAGGCCAGCCTTCTACATGAACCGCACCGTGTACGAGATGCTGCGCATCCAGGCGCTGAACAAGTCGAACGCCGCGCTGGCCGTCCAGCAGGCGCTGGACCAGTTCGGCAACCAGATGAACTGGACGACCTTCGACGGCATTCCGCTGCGCAAGTGCGACCTGATCCTCAATACCGAAGCCCGCGTCGTCTAAGGAGCGCCGTCCATGATCATCGACAACAATCTTATCGTTTCGGGTTCGTCGGCGGCCAATGCCGTCACCGGCCAGACCGTCACCGGCGCCTCTGCCGTGCTGTCGACCAATACGGTCGACCTCGGGCAAAGCCGCGATATCGGCCAGGGCAATGATTTGCTGAAGGCGCGGGTGGAAGTGGTGACGGCGTTTGCGGGTCTGACGGCTTTGACGGTGGAAGCCGTGCAGGCGGACGACGCTGCTCTGTCGTCCAACGTCACCGTCATCGGGTCTTCGGGCGCCATTCCCGTGGCGTCGCTGACCGCAGGCGCGCGGTTCTCGATCGAGCTCAATCCGCGGATCGGGAGCGTCGGGCAGCGGTATCTGGGTTTGCGCTACACGCCGACGGGGACGGGGACGGCGGGGGCCATCTTCGGCGACTTCGGGGCCGAGTACCAGGGTGGGCAGAAGACCTATCCGGGTGGGTTCAGCGTGCTGTAACCGCCTGAGGATCTACCCCTCACCCTAACCCTCTCCCCTTCAAAGGGGAGAGGGGATTGCCCCGCCCACCGCCTGACGGCGGTCCCCCCTCCCCATAAATGGGGAGGGCGAAGGGGAGCACGCCCATTTGGGAGCCTTTTCATGCCGAAATTTATCGTCACGCAACGCAGTTTCATCAATAACAGGCTTCTCGAGCCGGGCGCCGAGGTCGAGTACGACCCGGGCAAGGGCTGCGAAGTCGCGGAGAATCTTGAACCGAAATCTTCGTCCTCCAAGGCTGGCGAAACCGCCGGGAAGGAGGGCTAGCCGTGGCCACCGTCGTCGATATTTGCAATCTGGCGCTGTCACACCTGGGCGACAAGGCGACGGTGGCCAGCATCGAGCCGCCCGAAGGCTCGCCCCAGGCGTCGCATTGCGCGCGGTTTTATCCGGTGGCGCGCGACTTCATGCTGGAAGCGCACGACTGGGGGTTCAACACGGCGCGGGCGCAACTGGCCGATCTGTCGGTGGCGAGCCCGCCGCCGGCGGCGTGGGGCTTTACCTATGCGCTGCCGGCCAATGCCTTACGGGTGCTGGCGGTGCTGCCGCCCGACGCCGACCGCGACGATCGCCAGCAGACCTATGTTCGCGAGACCGCGGGCGGGGCCGATGTGATCTACTGCAACCAGGATAACGCCGTGGCGCGCTATACCTGGCGCGTGCTCGATCCGACGCGGTTTTCGCCGCTGTTCGTCGACGCCGTGGCGCGGCTTCTGGCGTCGTATCTGGCCGGGCCGGTGATCAAGGGCGACGAGGGCGCGCGCATGGCCGACGCCCAGTTCAAGGCGGCACTGGCGATCATGGAACGCGCCAGGCTGTCCGACAGCCGGCAGGTGCGCAGCGATATCTGGCGCGACGATCTTCGCGGCCGGCCTGCGTGGTTGCGCGACCGGCTTCTGGGGGTGCATCATGACTAAGGTCCGCACCAATGCGCGCAGCTTTGCCGGCGGCGAGGTGTCGGGCGAATTCCAGGGCCGCGTCGACCAGGTCAAGTATGTCACCGGACTTGCGGTCTGCCGCAACTTCATCCCGCTGCCGCACGGGCCGGTGACCAACCGGCCAGGCACGCGCTTCGTCAGCGCCTGCAAGTACGCCGACAAGGCGGCGCGCCTCATTCCCTTCACCTTTTCCGACGACCAGACGATGGCGATCGAACTGGGCGAGGGCTATGCGCGCTTTCATACGGGGGGCGGAACGCTGCTGGCCCCGGCGTGGGACGCGTCGAAATCCTATGTCGTGGGCGACGGCGCGGTGCGGGCGGGGCGCAGCTATTACTGCACGGCGGCCAATAGCAACCAGGCGCCGCCGAACGCGGCTTACTGGGCCGATATGGGCGACGGGGCGTACGAGCTGCCGCTGCCCTATGCGGCCGACGACCTGTTCGGCATCCGATATGTCCAGTCGGCCGACGTTCTGACCCTGACGCACGCCGGCTATCCGCCGGCGGAAATCCGGCGTTATGGGGCAACGCGGTGGATTTACACCCCCGTCGCTTTCGGCGCGGCCTTGTCCGCGCCGACCGGTGTCCAGGCGCAGGCGACGCCCGCGACGACGAGCCCCGGCGCGCCGTCGACGCAAAGCTATGTGGTGACGGCGCTCGGCGCCGACGGCAGCGAAAGCGTGGCGTCAGGCGGCGCCGAAGGCAATCCGCAGATGATCACCTCGGTCAGCTGGGGCTCGGCCCAGATCACGCTTATGGGCAGTTCGGCGTCGAATTGGTCGGTCGGCGATCCCGTGCGGCTGTCGGGGTCGTCGCATGACGGCAACTATATCGTCGATAGCGTCGGCAGCCCGTTCGGCGGCGGCGTGCAATTGACCCTGCGCCATTCGGGCGGCGGGCTGGCGGGCTATTCGACCGGTGGCGCGGGCGGATACGCCATCCAGCAGGGGGTACGCAATAACCTCTATGACAGCGGGGCCTACAATACCATCCGCTGGTCGGCGGTGGCGGGCGCCCAGCGCTATTACGTCTATAAGGAGTCGAACGGGCTTTACGGGTTGATCGGCGGGACGACCGAGACCCTGTTCAAGGACGACAATATCACGGCGGATATTTCCAAGACGCCGCCGACGAACGCCAATCCGTTTGCGGCCGCGGGCGATTATCCGCGCGCCGTCAGCTATTACGAGCAGCGCCGGGCGTTTGCCGGCACGGTCAACAAGCCGCAGAATTTCTGGCTGACCAAGCCGGCGACGGAATCGAACCTGAACCAGTCGATCCCGACGCGCGACGACGACGCCATCGCCTACCGGCTGGCGGCGCAGAAGGTCAACACCATCCAGCACCTGGTGCCACTGCAGGCGCTGGTGCTGCTGACCAGTTCGGCGGTGTGGCGCGTGACTTCGGTCAATACGGACGCGCTGACGCCGTCGTCGACCAGCGTCAAGCAGCAATCGAATATCGGCGCGTCGAGCGTCCAGCCCGTGCTGGCCAGCGAGAACATGATCTATGTCGCGGCGCGCGGCGGGCACCTGCGCGAGGTCAGCTATTCTTGGCAGTCGGCGGGCTATGTGTCGGCCGACCTGTCGCGCTTCAATCCGGACCTGTTCGACGGCAAGGACGTGGTCGACATGGCCGTGGCGCAGGCGCCGTACCCGATCGTGTGGTGCGTGTCGTCCGACGGACGGCTGATCAGCCTGACCTATGTGCCGGAAGAGCAGGTGACGGGCATGGCCAGGCACGACACCGACGGGTGGTTCGAAAGCGTTGCCGTGGTGCCCGAAAGCGAGGTCGATGCCGATGGCGCCAGCGCCAACGAAGACGCTGTCTATGTCGTCGTCCGCAGGGTGGTCGACGGACAAACCCGGCGCTATGTCGAGCGCTTCGCTACGCGGCAGATCGCGGATCCGGCCCGGGCTTTCATGGTTGATTGCGGCGCGAGTTATCAGGGCGCGCCGATCACCACGCTGACGGCGGGGCTGGCGCACATCGAGGGCAAGACGGTCAATATCCTGGCCGACGGCGCGGTTCACGCGCAACGCGTGGTGAGCGGCGGCGCCGTGACGCTGGATCATCCGGCATCACGCATCGCCATCGGGCTGCCGATCGAGGCGGACCTCAGGACGCTTCCCGTAGTGCTGGAGATCGACGGGCTGGGCCAGGGAAGGGCGAAGAACGTCAACAAGGTCTGGCTGCGTGTCAATGAAGCGTCCGGCGTCTTCGCCGGGCCCGATTTCGACGATCTTACGCAGTACAAGCAGCGCAGCGACGAGCCGTATAGCGCGCCGCCGGCCCTGATGACCGGGGAATTGGAAATCACGCTCGACGGCGGCTGGTCGGACGGCGGGCAGATCTGCGTCCGCCAGTCGGACCCGTTGCCGATGACCATCGTGTCGCTGACCGCCGAAGTGCAGGTCGGCGGATAACCGGAAAAGAGGATATCATGGGATTTCAATCGGCCGTCTGGACGACGGCGGGCGCGGCCAATTCGGCGATCGGCGCGTGGTCGCAGGCGCAGGGACAAAGGACGCAGCTTGGGCTCGATGCCGCCATGGCCGACCTCAACGCCCAGCAAAAGGAACAGCAGGCGCGCGACGCCCTGATGGCGGGCGAGCGCCAGAGCCAGTCCGCCATGCTGCAGGCGGCGCAAACGAAGAGCAGCCAGCGGGTGGCGCTGGCGGGTAACGGTGTGGCGCTCGATTCCGACAGCGCGGTCAATCTGCTGGCCTCGACAGATTATCTGGGGCAGGTCGACCGCAACACGATCGAGGCCAATGCCATCAAGTCGGCTTGGGGGATCCGGGCGGACGCGGTCAATGATCGCAACCAGGCCCTGATGGACCGCGCCACACGCAAGAGTATTTCCCCGACGACGTCCGCGGTGACCAGCCTGATCGGCAGCGCCGGGCAGGTGGCCGACAGCTGGTACCAGGCGGGGAAGACGCAGTCCGGCCAGGCGGGAATCGCGCGCATCAAAAACGCCTGGGATTCCGTGCAAAAGGGCTGGAGCTCGGCGTGGCACGGCCTGACCGGAGGAAAGTTCTGATGCCCATCGTTCCCAAGCCCGAAAACTTTTCCGTCATGCCGCAGGTGTCGTCCGGCGGCGGCTTCCGCAACCCGATGTCGGAAGGCATGGCGACCTTGCCCGGTCAGCGGATAGAGGCCATGGGCAATGCGATGCAGACCTCCGCTGCCGAGATCGCGCGCATCTATGCCAGGCTCGAAGACGAGGCGAACACGACGCGGGTGCAGGAAGCCCAGACGAAGACCATGGGCGTCATCAATGGTCTGACGACCACGCCCGACGGGAAGGGTTATGCCGACCAGCTGGGCGAAAACGCCCTTCCCGCGGGCGGGAGGACGCTGTCGCAGGCCTATGGCGAGATGTACGACCGCCGGGTGGCCGATATCGCCAAAAGCCTGGGCAACGACGCCCAGCGCGATGTCTTCGACGCGTGGGCGACGGGCCGGCGCACGGAACTTATGGCGAAGATCGACGCCCATTCCGCCGGACAGCGCCGGACCTACGAGGACGGCGTCGACGACGCGGCCGCGGCCGAGGGCGACAATACGATCGTCACCCAGTTCAACGACCCGAACGCCGTCGCCGCAGGGCTGGATGCGATCGCCGGCGCGCTGGGCCGGAAGTACGCGCGCGCCGGCCTGCCGCCGGAACTCATGCAGGCGGACACGCGGAAGCTTCAGTCGGCTGCGCTGACGCGGGTCGTGGACAACCTGATCAACACCCACCGGCTCAAGGACGCGGAAGCGTTCCGCACGAACCACGCGGACAGGTTCACCGGAGACGATCGCGACGCCGTCGACGCACGGCTGAAGACGGAAGCCGATATCGGCCTTATGCAGGGCGCCGTCGCCGGCGCCTCCGGCGACATGCTGAAACGCAATTCCGGCAAGGGCGGCCCGGGGAAGCCCGGCTATATGACGGAGGCCGAGTTCATCCACCGGTCGATCGAGGGTCTGGGCAAGGATGCCGCGCCGAGCCTGGTCGAGCAGGTTACCAGCATGGCCGGCCGGCAATATAATATGCTGACAAAGTCGATCCAGGACAGCCGGCACCACGCCGTGTCCGCGGCGCTGGCCGGGCTGGAAAACAACGGCGGCAGCTTTTACGACCTGGCGCCGAATGTGCGCGCGGCCATCCCGGATGACGAGGTCGAGGCCGTGAAGGCGCACGCCGACCAGGTGACGAACGGGCCGGTGGAGACCGATCCGGTCGTCTATCAGCAACTCAGCGACGACAAGATTCTGGCGTCGCTGTCGGATCCGGCGTTCGAGCGCATCGGCCTGCAATCCTTGTCGCCGGCCGACCGCGGCGTCTTCGCGGCGCGGCGGGCCGAACTGCGCGATCCCGGCAAGGTCGACATCGGACCGAGGTCGATCGACCGGGAAAGTCTCGATGGGGCTCTCGACGCGCGGTTGCAGCAACTGGGCATTTCACTCAATCCGCCGGAAGACGACCGCGATGCGGCCGCCCAGGCGGGAACGATCCGCAAGACATTCACCGACAATCTCCTGCGCCAGCAACTGATCGCCAAGCGGCAATTCGACACCGGCGGCATCATCAAGACGGTGGACGAGCTGTTTTTGAAGACCCGCGCCTTCCAGTCCAATCCCCTGAGGTCGCCATCGGCACATGAACAGGGACTAGCCTTTGCGGGCGGTTCCGGAGCGCGACCGGGCGCGGCGCATCTGCGGCTGGACCCGCTGCCGACGGACCAAGAGCAAGCCAGCGCCGGCGCTACGGACAATAAGGCGAGCACGACGGTCGAGCGGATAAACGCCAAAAATGCAGAAATGGCCAAGCTGTTTTCCACGATCACAACCTTTCCCCTGAAGGATGGGCCTTATCCTCTGAACTACAAAGACTTGAACAAGGAAAAAGAGGGCTTTCCGACGTTCGGGAGGATCAGGAATCACGGCACAAAGGCGCACCAAGGCCTTGACATCAAAGCGCCCCTGGGGACGCCGGTCCTGGCAGCCGGCGACGGCAAGATCATCTTTTCGGGCTGGATCAACGATCTCGGGTACGTTCTCGAGATCGACCACGGAAATCATATCTATTCCGTGTACGCGCACCTTGAGAAAGGAAGCCTATTAGACAACGGCCAGCATATCAAAGCCGGCGACCCGATAGCGCGCGTCGGTAAGACCGGAAATGCCGCGGACCCAGGTATCGACGCGCACTTGCATTTCGGGCTTATGAAAGTGCCGACTATCCGTAAGGGGCTAACCGGGATGATCGATCCGATGCCGTACCTCTATCCCCTCCATTGGCGCTACAACGGAGATCCGGATCATTGACCGGACGGGTATTGGTGTTTAAGGACCGCAGAAAGTGCAGACGGAACATATTTTTGCCATATTTCACCCCCTAATTGTTCTCGATCCAAACATAGAGAGGCGGGGGTATTTTGTGCGCGAAATCGGTTTATCGTGTCTGGTGGTAGCGCTGGTGGCCGGAGGCGTTTTCGGTAGCGCCGCCGCCTATGCCGGCGACTTGCCCAAGCGGTTCGAATTCGGCAGGATCGCGTTAGGTGCTCCCGTCAATAAAGTTCCGCGTTGGGCGGTCAAGAGCGATTGCCGTCATGCGCATTTCGGCCTTGGCGCCTGTGGTTTTTACGACCCTGACGGCATCGCCTATTCCATCTTCGATTACGCGGTTTGCGAAAAGAAAATTTACGTCAATGCCAAGACTAAAGGGAAATTACCCTACGGGATTCGGTTCGAAAATTCGAAATCCGAAATTATCGCCGGCCTGTCGAAAAGGCTGAAACTGAAGTTCACGGCAACCGATAGCCGCACGGTTGAATCAAACAATTTGGCGCCGGAATCCTTCGACGGCTCGGCCATCATCCTTGGCTTCGACAAAAACGGTAAGGTGGCGTCGATCAAACTTTGGTCCAACTGTACCTGAAGGCCGACACGCAATGTGGAAGAATAAGCTGCTCGCGAGCCTTTGTCTGACCGCGCTTTTCACCGGCATCCAATCGGCTCAAGCCGAAGGATTGCCGAAACGCTTCGAATTCGGCCGGATTCCGCTTGATGGGGCCGTCGAAAAGGTGCCGCCTTGGGCGGTTAAGAGCAACTGCGACGCGCCTATCGGGTTGTCGGGATGCACTTTTTCGGATCCGGACGGCATATCATATGATGTTATCAATAGCGCCGTCTGTACGAAAACGTTTCATGTCGACGCAAAGACCAAGCATAGGCTGCCGTATGGCATCCGGTTCGAGAGCTCGAAATCCGAAATCGTCGCCTATCTGTCGAAAAAGCTGAAATTGAAGTTCACGCAGAAGGACAGCCGTAAGTTCGAATCCGGTCCTTTGGCGCCCAAGGTTTTCGACGGTTCGATGCTGAGCCTGCGGTTCGATCGGAACGATAAACTGGCGTCGATCGAGCTATGGGAACTTTGCGTCTGAGCCGGCGGACGGTATGCGGAACTGAAAAGAGACAGGAAATAGTGGCGGCGTATTAGGAGCGCTCGCCTTGGCTATTTCATCCTCGATCCGCAAGTCCGGCCCGTTCAGCGGCAACGGCCACACGACCGGCTTCCCCTTCGGTTTCAAAATCTTCGACGGCGGTGACCTGCGCGTCGTGCGCAGCGACGCCGGCGGCACTGAGGCCGTCCTTCTACCCGGCTACGATTTTAATGTCACCGTCAACGAAGACCAGGACACCGAGCCCGGCGGCACGATCGAACTGACGGCGCCTTTGGCAGCGGGGTATTTCCTGACCCTGACCAGCGGGCTCGACGCGCTTCAGCCCACCGTGCTGACCAATTCGGGCGGCTTCTATCCGGACGTGCTGAACGACAGCCTGGACCGCCTGACCATCCTGACCCAGCAGTTGCGCGAAACCGTTAGCCGCGCCATCGTTTCGCCCGTCGCCGAAAACACCGGCGCGACCTTGCCGTCTGCCTCGGCGCGCGCCGGCAAACTGGCCTGGTTCGACGCGGCCGGCCGGCTGGCCGGTTGGGAGGACACCGGCGCCGTCATGCAGGCCTTCGATGCCGTGCTTGCCGGAACGCAGCCGCTGCTGACCCTGATCGGCCAGCTGGAGGTCCCGACCCTGGCGGAAGCCATCGCCGGGATCTTGGCGTCCGCCGACCTCTACGACTACGGCCGTTTCGGCGTCGACCTGTCGTTTTCGACGGCGGCGGGCGGACCGCTCTATCGCATGGCAGGCGATCAGCGCGCCGTCGCGACCGACCTGGCCGCGTTCCGCTTCACGCGCGCCACGGACTCGTACGCGCTCGACGGCGCCGGAACACTCACGCGCTTTGCGCCCGGGGTCCCGCGCGTTATGCCCGACGGCCTGCATATGAATATTGGGGTGACCAACCGCGTCCTGAACTTCACCGACTATCCCATCGGTCTCGTCGGCCTCGACCAGGGCGGCGGTAACAATGCCATCGTATCGCTGGTCGACGACACCGCGGCCTTGACCGCAGCCGGCCTTCAGGACCTGGTGCCGTCGGGTAAGGTCATCAGGATCGACAACAGCGGATACGACTCGTCCGCCACCGTCTATTTCAAGGTCCATCCCTATCCGCGTTCGACCGATGTCTACTATCAGGGCTATCTCCGCGTCGAAGCCGCCGGCCAGGCGGCGCGCATGGGCCTGGACGACCTGGCCGGCGTCGACGATGCCGAAACCGCGACCACGTCAACGACCTATGTTCCGGTCGGCAACAACGTCACGACGAGCGATCACGACGACACCAGCCGAATCTACGCCAAGGCTTCGGGCCGCTCGATCGCCTATGTGACCCTGCCTTATCTGGGGCCGGGCGTCTTCCCTCCGGTCACGCCGGCGCCGCCGCGCAATCCCGGGACGTTCACCGGGATACCTTCGGCCAATCTGGCGCTGACCGTGCTCGACCCCACCTCGGCCACCGCCAATATCACCCGCTCGGGGAACCCCGACGCCACGCTGACGCTGTTCGACGATAACGCCGCCATTCCGATGCAGTCGATCATTCCGTCGAAGGCGACGGCGAAGGTCTACCGGCTAAACAACACCTTCGGCAGCGATACGGGCGATGCTTACGCGACGTTCGACTGCGCCGCGACCGTCAGCGGGACGTCCTACCAGGTCTATGCCTTTATGCGCGTCGTCAGCGACGGCACGGCCTACGTCCAGTTCAAAACCCTCGACGTGGCGCAGTGGAGCGACGACTTCTGGACGATGATCGGCGCGACGTCGGTCGCCGGCACGACGGCGGACAAGATCGCGATCCGCGCGCCCAAGGGCGTCATCGTCGATTTCGTCCAGTTGATCGTCGAGGCCGGGACGTCTCTTCCGCCCGCCCTGGCGCCGTGGGCGCTGACCGACACCGTCATAGACGGCGACAACGCGACCTTGCTTCTGCCCGATGCGTATAACGACCTGGTGGTGACGTGGGGCGAAGGGCTGCAGACCGTCGTTCCCGCCGGCAGCGGCAGTGCCGACATCGGCGCGGCGGCCAAGCGGCCATGGCTGGGCTTCCCGGTCGACAATATACGCTCGCTGCGCAAGGGCGCGACCGCGAACCTCTATACGCCGCCGGCGGCTTATCGGTCGTCGTGGGACTATACGCGGCACTATCGCGACGGATCGACCTACGATCCGACGGTCGAATTTCCGATCCTGGCCTTCAGCGATGACTTCATGGAGAACCATCTGACCGACTCTTCAGACCTGTCGGGGACGGCGAAATGGTTCGGCCCCGGACACACGACCTTCGGATTCGCCGCCTTCAAGCGGCCATCGGAGGCTCCCTCCGACACCTACACGATCGCGGACGGAAAGCTGCGGATCCGCATGCAGAAGACAGGCGACGTCTGGACCACGGGCAGTCTGTCATCGATCAACGACGCCGGGCAGGGCTTTACCTTCACCAAGGGTTATGCCGAAATCCGCATGCTGCATCCCGGAGCCGTAGGCGCGCACGTGCCGGGCGCCTGGGGCGCCTTCTGGGCGACCAACCAGATGCCGGGCCAGGCGCGGCCGCATGCCGAAATCGACTTTATCGAGCTCTACGGCACCAATCCCGAGAACTGGCACAGCGCGCTGCACATCCATCCGCAGGGGCACGCCCATCCGCTCGGCTTTCAACACGACGCCTTCATCAACGACCCGGTGCGCATGATCGTCCTGGACGGCGACTATCATACATACGGATGCGCCGTCACCGACAGCTGGATCATCCATTATTTCGACCGCAAGGAGGTCACGCGCGCGCCCTATTACGGCGAATGCCGGCTGGCGCCCTTCCACCTGCTTTTGAACCTTGCAGGCAATTGGGCCGAGATCGACGATGCCACGAGCCCGATCGATCTTTACGTCGATTACGTCAAGGTCTGGACGGAGTAGGGCCATGTTCGATTTCAAAACCCCCTTGCGTCACTGGTCGCTATGGCTGTCGGGCGCAGGCACGGCCGCGCTCGGCCTGGCGCTGGTCCTGCCCGAGACCGCGCTGCGGTTGTGGACGGATGACGTGCCGGACGAACTGAAAGCGGTGTTGCCGCCGCAAACGGAACTGCGGATCAGCCTGTTTCTGCTCATCGCCTCGATCTTGGCCAGGTTTATCCGGCAGAAAGATCTCTGCGCGGCGATCGGCAAGCTTCTGAAGGGAGGCCTGACATGACCGAACCCACGCCCGAGCCCGGCTACTATCTCAGCAACACCAAGCTGATCAGCCTTCTGGTCGGTATCGTCGGCGCCGGCGTCACGGCCTTTTGCGCCGTCATATATAACGACGAGCAGACGACCGCGGCGGCGCTGAACGCCCATATCATCGACGCCGCCACCAAGGCCCAGACCTATGTCCGCAAGGACGATCTCGACGAGATCAACCAGCGGCTCCAGCGCATCGAGGACAAGCTGGACAACAAGGCGGACAAGGTGCG